TTGCTGCCGTTCCTGCTGTCTATAACGCCGCTTATAACTGTCTATTGCCCTTATTACCTCTGCTAACGTCATATCCCAATAGGATAATTCAGTTATGCCGCAGTCTAACGCGGTTTCAAGCCATTTATAAGCGTATTTTTCAAACAAAAACGGCGAAAAGGTTTTATCCTTCTCGCCGTCTATTAGTTTTTTTCTGTTTCTTCATCCTGCTTTATAATGCCGGACACTTTATAAACTTCTATGATAATCGGCAAAAAGTCAGTAATGCTATTGCCGTCATTTAGCCACGCTTCAAAGATATCATAGGCATCATTTACGCTAATGCCGTGATGATACTGCTGTAAAGCCGCGTGAAGCACATTTACCATAACCGTTATAGTTGGGATAGTATCGCCATTGCCGAAAATCATTAGCGGATTTACGCCTAACTGTTTTTCAAGGGCTACCGTTGCCCGAATGGATAAGCGTAATTTATACGCCTTATCTCCTGCTGTAAAGTCAATATACATCATTTTTTATACCTCACTTTTTTAGAAATGCGTTTTTAGCCGTCTAATTTGCGTTCTAAGCCGCTTCTCCTGTTGGATGGGTATTTATCCATCTTTGCGGCTTCTCACGCCCACAGGCGGCAAATTGGCAGGGAAAAGGGGAAAGTGAGTTAAACCCCTTTCCCCACGCCCTTATATTACGCCCACACCATTTCGCTATCAGGCTTGATAGACAAGGTGTAAGTCAATGCGGCATTAACGCCCACGCCATCAAGGCGAACACTACAAGTGCCACCAAAGGAACACTTAGTAGTATCAGGCAGTTCTACCTTCCATTCCTGAGTATCCTTTAAGCCGTTAAGAGTGGTGAATTGCTCCTTCTCGTATAAGAACTTAAAATCAAGGCTATCACCATAATTTTTAATGCCATTTACATACATATGTGCGGCATCGGCTAAGGTAGTGATTTCAATGCTTTCAGTATCGCCGCCTAAATCGGGAATTTCCTGTAAGTTAGTTAATTCAACTTCACCGTGAAATAACTTAATGCCTTTACTAATCTGTGCCATATTAAAAGCCCTCCTTAATATGTTTCTATTGCTTTTGCTTCATAAGTCAATATCTTTTGTATTGTGCTTGATTGATAACTATGTAACTCATTTGCCCCCGTGCGTTTCCATCCAATAGGGCGTAATACATCATCAATCTGTTTAGCATAATTGTTTAATTGCTCTAAATCATTACCCCACACCTTTATAGTATAAGATATGCGGCTATACCCTAATGTATCGCCTGTTTCCTCTGCTGCGTTGCTACGCTCTTGGTAGGATATACAGGGCATAGGTGTGCCGCTGCTTAACTTCAATTCATAGTGTGTTGGTAAAATGGTTTTTAGGGCATTAACAATAGTAGGTGTAAAATCTATCATAATTTTATAATGCCCTCCCTTAGTATCTCTACTATCTTTTCCCGGTTATCATCAAGGGCAGGACGCATAAACGGCTGCGGTTTCTGTCCGTAGGTATAATGGGCTTCTAAACCCTTCTCCCGTAGGATTGCTACGGCTTGCTTTGCTTCTTCAAGGGTATAAGATTTTTGTGCCCCTTGTCGCGGTTCGCCGTTATGCTCCACATAAACCCACGGCACATCCTGCCTACCGGGTTTAGTTGGGTGCTTTGCTTCTATACCCGTGCCGTATTCCACATAAGGGGCATAGAAAAGGGGCGTATAAACTACGCCCTCATAATTATCTATACGGCTTGCGATACTACCCGCTAATGTGCCGTCACCTTCACTTAGCCCCTGTGCGTTGATTTTCGCTTGACGTTCAACCAATAGGCAAGCCTTAGTAATGGCTTGTTTAGCCTTTGCCGCGTCTGCTATGCCCTCTAAGCGTTCAAAAACGCCCTCTATGCCTTGTATCTCTAAGCCCATCTTAATCTACCTGTTTCAAAAATACTTGCTTGTATCGTCCAATAGGCTGCTTATACATTACTTTTAGCCGCTTACCCTCATAAAGAATTACAAATTTATCATCAATTTCGGCATCAAATGTAAGCCCCATATAAGAACAATTAGCATATAAGATATTTTCTTGTGTGCCTGTGCTTGTGGGATAGATAGAGAGTTTAACTTTTCCTAATGGTTCTGTTTTCACATCGGGAAGCACTTCTTGCCCGTATGTTTCATTTACTGATACTTTCCAATAGTCGTAAAAACGCATATTCCCTATAATCATAGCATTTTCACCTTTCTTTTTCGGTTAAGCATCATTGTAATATCTGCGGGATAGCCGTCTAAATAGGTTTCATTCACGCCGCTAAAAGATTGGCTGTTTAGTCCCTCAGTTCCCATACGGTTTAACTTTACAATAGCCATCTTTTGAGCGATAAGTAACAAATCATCATCCAACGCCCTATTACAATAAGTCGCGGCTTCCTGCTGTGCCATCTTTAACGCCAACTCTAATTGTGCGTCACTATAAGCGGCTGCGGCATCCCCCATCAATAATTTAATTTCTTCTAACATAGGTTTTACCCCCTTTATATCAAAAGGGGGCAGGGTTATCCTACCCCCTATATTTAGTTATTAGGCAGCCTTAGTAATTTCGCAAATCTTAGTAGCATCTTCAAGGGCTACAAGATAGCAAGCACGTAGATAGACAATGTTTTCGCGTTCATTCTCAATACGCTCTTGTGCTACTTCTACGTCCTTCTTCATAAACAACTTAACGGCTTCATTAGTCATAACGTAAGCCTTATCAGTAAGAGCCTTAGTAGCAATAACAGGAATGCCGCAAATAGTGCCTACCTGTCCGTTATAGACTACTTCACCCATACGGGCTGCCTTATAGTCCTCGTCCTTGCGTAAATCAGCCTTCCACGCATTAGGAATAACTACATAAAGTTTGCCCTCGTCCTCTAAGTTTAACTTGCTGATAGCATCAACAATAGTATCATAGCCGAAAGTAGCGGCAGAATGGGTAAGGGTTGCCTTATCAAGTTCGCCTACAAAGTCAGCAGTCATTTTATTAGTCATTTGCTGATTAGCACCCTTCATAAGATTATCTACAATGGTGCTATCCTTCATATAATCTTCATCGTAGTAGGAAAAACGCTGCTGGTTCATCTTAACGGTATAATCCTTACCGACATAGTTAATAGAACCCTTACCAGTATTACCTTCACCAATGCCAACTTCTTCAACTTCTCCGTCATAAGTATATACATTGATTGTTTTAATCATTCCGGCATTCTCAGCAAGGCTATTGTCAATAGTCATAAGAGTGCGGGTATTAAGTGCGGTAGTAAGTAAATCCTTTGCCTTTGCTTCTAAAACCTTATTTTCATAAACAGTATTCGCCATAATATAAAACCTCCAATAAAATTACCCGAAAACCTTATTAAAGGCTTCCGGGTTGTTTTTCGCTAAATTATTCATTTCCGCTAATGACATATTCTTAGCGGTATCTTTTGTTATCTCTGCGGGACTTGTATTTCCCTTAGGTGCGTTTCCCGCTAAACGCTTCTCAATCTCAATTTTTACCGCTGCCTTAAACAGTTTATCTAACTTGTCAATATTGGCTTGTGCGGCTTCAATATCATCACCAATAGCGATAATATCAGCAAATTCAGCAGATAAGCCGCGAGAACTTAAAACGCTCTTTAATTCGCTGCGGTTCTTCTCTACTTCAAATGCCTTAACCATTTCTTCTAATTCAGCAATACGGTTATCCTTTTCTGCCTTTTCTCTTTCGTTGCCGTCCAACTTAGATAAGGATAATTGCTTTTCATACTTCTTAGCCTGTGTTTTTAACGCCTGTGTAACCCTCTTATCGGTTTCTGCCTGTAAGAGTGCTAACACCTCATCCTGTGTATAAGTCTTTACCTGTTCCGTAGTTTCTGCGGTTTCTACGGTTTCATTACTAACGTTAGTATTCATTTCATCCATAATAATTAACCTCCATAGTAGTTAAGGGCTTACCCCTCCCCTACCCTAATATAGTTGTTTCTTTAACGCCTAACCCCTCAAAAGGCATAAAACATACCGACGTTCGGTATGTTTTTACTCTATTACAGGCACTATACAGCAGCGGCACTTTGTATGTGCGGGTATCGGCAACTTTTCGCCTACCCTATATTCGGTTTCGTGTAGTTTGCCGCATATCTTACAAAGGCGTTCATCTTCCTTAGCCCATACTTGTACCTTTTCTATTCCCGCGTCCTTATATCGCTGTTCTGCTGCGGTAGTCTGTATGTGTGCCATTTCAGTCCTAACTAATGCGTCAGCCCTGTTATATGACACGTTAAATTCTTCCATCAATCTATTTTTGAGTTTGTCAGGATTAACACCCGCTATCACGCTTTCGGTTAATCCCTCATTCAATGCCTGTTGGAGTTTATCTGTATTCTTCCATATACGATTGCTCCAACTCTGCCCATCAGCACACCATATAGCATTTATTAGTTGCTGTGCCTGTTGGGTATCAATATGGGTAAAAGCCCCGCCGCCGGGTATGGCTACATTTTTGTATATTGTTTGCCATAGTTCCATAAAATTTCGGCTATATAACTTTTCCTGCTTTGCCCCCAACTTTTCTAATTCGTGTGCTAATTGCCCTTGTAGTTTCCAATAGGTATCTAACTTATATAAGTCTGCGGGAGTTGGTTCGCGTCCCATATTCATAGCACTATCAGCCACACGGTTATATGTATCTTCAAATAGCCGTATAACTGTTTTCATTGTGTGCGAATAGTATTTCTTTAACTGCTTTTCTGTTGCTTCTATTCCCTTATCAGTTAGGGCATTCTGTGCCTTTGCTTGTCTATCATACCAATATTCACTCATTAGGCTACTTCCTCAGTATCATTAAAGCCGCTGCCGCCGAAACTATATAAATCCATATTCTTTTGTTTCTGTTCCTCTACGGCTTCAAGTTCTGCGGCTACATCGGGTATAAAGTCTAACTGCCCCAATAGGGTAGCATCGCTTACCGTTCCCTTTAATGAGTTGATAAGGTTAATAGTTGCGGTTACATCCTCAGGGATATTACGCTTAAACTCAATATTAATATCTCTAAA